AACTAATGCATCTGGCAAAACTGTATCTAATGGAACCGCTAGAGAACTGAGAAGTTCATCATATATAAATAAAACATCACACATAGAAAATTGTGAAACAAGTGCTGTTGGTCGAGCATTAGGTTTTTTGGGCATTGGCATTGATACATCTATTGCATCAGCTGATGAGGTTATAAATGCTGTAAATAATCAACCAGAAAAACAAGAAGATAAACGAGCTTGGTTAAATGAAAATCAAAAAAATGCTGTATTGAAAAGCACTAAACAAGAAGCTGAGAGAATCATTAAGCAATACAGAATGAAAAAAGAGTATAGAACTGAAATTAACAATAAATTTAAAATTAAATAACATGGAAGTAAAAGGAGTAATTAAATTAATTAACCCAACCAAAGAATATGGTGAAAAGGGTTTTAAAAAAAGAGAGGTTGTTATAACAACTGTTGAAGATTATCCACAAGATATTTTAGTGGAATTTGTACAAGATAAATGTGCTGTTTTAGATGCATATAAAGTCGGATCAAATGTTAGTATTGGTGTAAACTTGAGAGGTCGAGAATGGACCAACCCACAAGGTGAGGTTAAATATTTTAATTCAATTCAAGGTTGGAAAATATCTAACGAAAATCAAGCACAATCATCAGCACCATCACAAAATGGTGAAAATGATTTACCATTTTAATTATGCCAAAAAATAATAATGTTGATCCCATTAATGGTGAAACTTTTGAATATTATAAAATCCAACAAAGAGTCAAAGAAATTAAAAAGTGTATCAATATATTAAAATCACATGGGTACACAATAGTTGACTTAGAGGGTAAAATTATTGAAAAGGACATAAAGTAATTCTCTTTTTAATACTGGCAAACAAAGGGAAATAAAAGGGCATAATTAATTTTGTGCCTTTTTTTTATAATTTATTTGAATAATTAAAAATATTTTTTTAAATTTAAAATTCATTTTAAAAATTATATTATGAAAGTAACTAAAGCAACTAAAATTTATCGACCAATGAGAAGATTTGGTAATTTAATTAAAGACATTTTTTTTCCAGAAACATCAAAGCATTGGTGGATGAGGTTGCCAGAATGTATTGAATCTGAACAAGAAAAAAAAGAATTACTAAAAACAATACAAAATCAATTAAAAAAAAGAATTCAAGTTTATGAAAATAATTAAAGACACTAATGAGGTATATCATTCGCACAATTCTATAAGTGCTAGTGGTTTAAAAGAGATTTATAAAAAATCAGTATTTCATTTTTTAAATAGAAAATTTAAAGAATCACCAGCAATGGCACTTGGCACAGCTGTTCATCAAGCTATATTAGAGCCACACGAATTTTTTGATAATTACCATGTAATACATAAAATTGATAAAAGAACAAAAGTTGGAAAAGATGAGTACAAAAAACAAATTGAATTAGCTGACAATAAGATTGTTTTAGAATCTGACACTCATGAAATAATTAAATCTATAACCCAAGAATTTAAAAAAAATAAATTAGCTCAGCATTATTGTAAAGGCGAAATGGAGCTTTCACATTATACTAAAATGAATGGCATTGATGTAAGGGTGCGACCAGATTGTATAAATACTGTTTCTAATTTTATTAGTGATGTTAAAACTTGCCAAGACAATTCACCTGGTGCTTTTAAAAGAGATGTATATAACTGGGGTTATCATTTACAAGCGGCATTTTATATGGATGTTTGTAATATTGATAATTTTAAATTTATAGCTTGTCAAACTAAATATCCATATACTGTTGAAGTTTATACATTAGATGAAAAGGACATTGAATTTGGTCGAATGGGTTATAAAAATGCATTAAGACAATGGGAAAAATATTTACAAACTGGCATACAAACAAGTTATGAATGGCACAAAACACATGAAGATGGTTCCTATATATTATAAAAACAAATCTGATTTATATAAAAGTATTGTTGAAAAGCATACTGAATTAAAACTAGATAAAATAACTAGACAATTTGACTATGTTTTTGCAAGGGGTTGTTATTACTATTTATGCAGAAATTTTGGTAAAATGAGTTTTGGTAAAATTAGTAAAACAGTAAAAAAAAATCATGCTACTGTAATGCATAGCTTAAAAGAATTGCCATATATAATTAAACATGATAAAAGTAGAAATGTAATATTTCAAAAAATTGTTAGTGAGGTCAAAGAAGATTATTTTATTCCAAAAACAAAAAAGACAATAGATCAATTAGTTCTTAACCATAATTATTACTTATTAGAAAATAGTAATTTGAAAAATAATATTAAAAGATTAGAGAGTAAAGTGAAAAGATTAAAAGATAATAATAATGAAATGAAAAGAATTATTTACATTATGGCTGATGTTGACTAAATATTTTTTAATTTTATAAAAAAACTTTATGAAAAGTAACCCATATCAAAAGTATCTTGGAAAAGAAGATGTTTTACAAAACCAAGTGATGAGATATATAGCTTTAAAATATCCAAAAGCATTATTTACTCATGTTGCTAATGAGGGTAAAAGAACTCCATTTGAGAGATATAAAATGAAATACTTAGGCACTAAGCCAGGTATTCCAGATATTATGATATTTGATCCAAATAAAACAAAGAACGGATTAGCCATTGAATTAAAAGCTGGGTATAATAAACCTACCGAAACACAGAAAAAGTGGCTTAAAGAGCTTAATAATGCTAACTGGGTGGCTGTTTGGAGTAATAATTTAGATGAGTGCTTAGAAATAATAGATAACTATTTTAATAATAAATAATGGCGAAATCAAAAAAAATATTCTTTGAGGAAGTCGAACAACGAGTAAGGTGGACACAAAGCTCAACTGATGATTTTAAATACAATTATAAATTTATTGGTGTGGCAAGTGAAGCAGAATTTGATTTGCTCATGGAGCTTTTATGGTTCATGCATGAAGAAGATGAAATATCTTATAATCAGTTTTTCGATACTTTTAGAGAATTAAAAACATTTTGTGATGGAATTAAAGGTTTGATTGACAAACAATAATTTCTTTACTTTACTTATTTATGAAATACAATAAGATTTTAAAACCTAAAAAGTTTGATAACTTTACAATTATACCTAGCTCAATATTTAGGCACAAAAATATTACAGTTGGTGCTACTGGCTTGTTTGCTTATTTATTTTCTCACAAAGCTGAACAAGAAATAACAATACAATTTATTTGTGGGCATTTTAAAGAATCTAAAGGTGCTATTGGTCGTAAGCTAAATGAGCTTATAGATGCTGGTTATATTGTTAGGGAAAGGGTAACTGACAAAGGTAAGTTTAAAGGTTTTAATTATATACTAAAAGCAAAACCGAAACCCCAAAAACCGAAACCCCAAAAACCGAAACCCCAAAATGAACCACAAAGTAATATTAATAATATACATACTATAAAAAGTAATATTACACAAACTGAGAAAATGCAAAATGCATTCCCTCACTTTGTTAAATTATTTGATTTAAGATACCAGCCAAAAACTACTAAACAAAAAGAAGATTGGTTTGTTTGTTTAGACAGATGTGTTAGAATAGATAAATACGATCTTGATGAAATTTATTTAGCTGTTAAAAGTGCTAGAGATGATGATTTTTGGAAAAACAATTTTTTAACATTATTAAAACTTAGGAATCAAGATAAAAATGGAATTATGTTTATACATAGATTTATTGAAAATCATAGAAAATATAATAAACCAAAATGCTTTTATAAAATTAAAGGAATACAAGAATACAAATTGTATAATGATCCAGATGGCTCACAAAGATTAGGTGCAATAACTAAATATAATAAACTTAATGAATTTAATTTATCACAAATATTAAATAGAAATGAAATTGAGGAGCTTAAAAAGTTTGTTAAATGATTGTTGGCAAAGTTTACAGCTTAGATGAATACGAACAAGCTATTGTTAAATTATCAGCTGAGCAAAGGCATAACAATAAAATAAAAACTGGATGGGATGGTTCTAAGACAGTAAATCCTAAGTCCGAGCTAGATTTAAATATAACTGGGTTTGGTGGTGAGTTTATATTTGCTAGGGAAAATAATTTATACCCAGATTTTAAAATTCATAATATCAGCAAAGTTTTAAAAACTGATAATTATGATCACCAATGGCTAGGGCATTCTGTTGATGTAAAAGTAAATAGAAAAAAACATCACCCATTAATGATACCAGAATATGCTAATACTGATTGTAAAATATTTGCTTTGTTTACTAGCAATTAT